TGTACCATACTGCTGCCCTCTTAAAGATGTGATATCACTAATCAAATCGTTTACTGTCATATAAGCACCTACTCTTTCAGTCCCGGCCAGGTAAGCGCTCCATCCTGGTCAGGGGTTAAAGTTACCGGGTCTGTAACCATAGCTCCATCTTCATTCAGCACGTACCATTTCCCATCAATAGTTTGCTGACCGGTCAGCATAGCTCCATCCGCGCCAAGGTAATACCATTTATCTTTGTATTTATACCAGGTATTCTTGACCATTCTTCCTGCACCATCAAACCAGTACCATTTATCATCGTACCAATACCAGTCATTTCTTACAGGCTCCCCGTTTCCGAGGTAATACTTCCAATCTCCATCCTCTTGCTGCCATCCTTTTTTCTTTTGTTCGCTTATTGGAGTTAAAAATAGCTTCTGTTCTGCCTGTCTTCTTCTGGTCAAGCCAGCCAAAACCTTACCACCACCGCGGTTATATGCCAGGATCTTTTCTGATATCTCAGCCCGCGATCTGGTTCCTTTTGCTGTCAACTGATCTATAGATCCTACATTGTATGCAAATGATACCAGGGCATCAAATTCATTTTGATTCCACATGTATTTCGTTCCATATTTGTCTACATTGCGCTCATATGGTCCCATATCATCCGTCAACATCTTATCTGCCTCTGCCTGTGTAATCCTCTGACCTGCTTTTACATTTCCTGTGTGTCCCCAACCAATGGTCCATACTCCTGCCGGGCACTTATAAGCTTCTAATCTGCATCCTTCAAAGCTTCTTATCAGTTTCAAACCATTCTCTGAAATTTTCATGTGTACCTCCTATTAAAAAAGGCTTAGGATATCCTAAGCCTAAAGATGTGTCACTCCAATTTTGTCTTGTCTTCGACCTGACCTTTAATTGCTTTTGCAAGCGGCATCAGGAACGGAGGCATAGCAACACCAATATCAAGTAAATTCTCTAGGATGGATATGATCTCATTGCAAATAAGCCAAACAGCTACTACGGTAGCAATCACAAACGGTATTTTTATGTCCAACCCTATATATTGTCCTGCATATATGATCATCCTATCCATGAGCCATCCTACACCGATCAGGATCCACATTCCGATTTTTTTACAAATGCCTCGAATCCCCTTGTAGCTTGTCACATGTTCCTGACGATACTTCGATGCAACTATTCCGGTTATATAATCAGTAAAATTCAGTGCTACGAGAGCAAACACCGGTACTGCCAATACTCCAAGATAGGCAAATGCTGCACTCATTATAGTGATAAATATTGCTTTAAATCTTTCCAACTTCATTTACCTCACTCACTTTTCTCTGGATTTTCCTTTAACCACTTTTCTGTTACTTTTTTCCAGAGTTTTGGCACCTGCTCCAGTGTCATTTCTCCAGATCTGATTTTTAATCCATAATACCTGCCCATTATGATGTCACTCCTTCCTGGTCTGCCATAGCACTCATTACTGCTCCCATATCTCCAATAGCTCCGTCATGGACTGCTAATGTTTCGGTATTAGCGGAAACCTGTGCTTTCAGTTTTTCGATATCTGTCAGCTCACGAATACCAAATGTTGCCATGATCTTTCCATCTTCGGTTTTGTCCAAAGTAAACGCCGGTGACATCAGACACATATCTTTGTATGCACCTACGGTCAAGCCTTCACCATTCAGGATCCGCACCTCAGACATGTTCTCATCTGTGCATCTCTTCCAAAACTGATCTACTGCTGTCATATCTTCGAATACAGCTTTCATGTTTTCAAGACTGGCAGCTGCTTCCAGTTCAACAGCTGTTTCATTTTTTAAAACAATTTTGTCTTTGTTCATTTTTTCTCCTTTAACTTACGCTTCGTAAATCACATCTAACCCATAAGCTACTGCTGCATCATGCTCAATCCGGCACCCTCTGGCATTTTCCCAACCCTTGCAGAAATAAGCTGCATGACAAAGTGACATATTTTCCAGACTTTTAGCAAGAAAGCAAAGAGGAATCTGTACCACTCCACGTTCTTTCATCTTTTCATTGCTGTACCATTCATCAGTAAACAAGGTGTTTACAATTTCATAGCCTTTGGCTTCCAGGACCTTGATTGCCTGTTCCCTAGTTGCAATAATCTCTTCATCTGTTTTTCCAGCCATTGGCTGACTAAGCATTGCTTTCTTCATAATTTTTCTCTCTCCTTACATTTTGTAACAAATATTTTCCCATTTTTTATAAGCATCCATATAAAGTTCATCTTTGTCCCCATTATATGTAAACTCATAATACATTCCATCCGGAGCGGTAGTGCTTAATAATGCTTTGTGGTTCTGTAATGTCTTGCAGCACCAAACCACATACACATCATCTACTGTGATTTTTTTCTTATCTGTCTTATCCATGTGCTCATTGGTATAAGCACATACCTTTTCTTTACAAATGCGAATAAATTCAGCATTGCTCATATTTATTCACCTTTCCTTTCTTTTTCTGGTTTGCTTACATAGTAATTTAGAAACTCTTGGAACAAACAAACTCAACACAGATAATCATATTTCCAAAGTAGTCTTGAATGCTAATAATAATGGAGTAACGTTTACGATTGATGGTGTTCCTTATACTTCACCGATAATGGTTGCGGGAAAGAGCATTACTAGAATGGAAATTGATACAACATTATCTAAATTAACCCTTAGTTTCTTTTATGATGGACAAATCATAAAACGGTATGTATCCTTGTCAGCATCTTAATTTATCAGTTGCAAAGACTTGTATTCCAATAGCAAACAATCTTTTTGTAGATTAAGCCGTACCAAAAATTATCATAGTTACCCATTTTTTTCCGGAAAATGTAGAACCAGCTGTTGCAATTTTTAAATTATTTCCGTCTTTTACTGCTGTAAAATTGTAAACACTGCTATCTTCAACTTTTGTTTGACATATACCGCTAGCATATGTAGGAATGTTTCCAAAAATAGATTGAAGTGTCTTAGTTGCTACTCCATTTGTAAAGGTAAACTCTTCGATAATTAAAACAATCGTTGTAGTCTTAACTTTTATTTTAAAATATCCCGAATCTAAATTACTATTTTGAGCGGTGATCTGATCCTGCAAGGACTTTCCCATACGTGCATCCAGTGCATAGCCTTCTTCCGTTGTTAATGCATTGTTTACCACATTGCTTCTTAATAACAGCTGATTTAGCACCTTATCCGCTATCACATCGATCAACGCCTGGACCGTACTTGTCGCATTTTCCTTACCTAATAATCCTAAAAGATCCACAGCTGATACAGACGATGCTTTTCCGTCAAATCCGCCTAGCCCCTGTATCAGCCCTTTTACCACATTTGCATCAGATGCTGCTGCGGATGCACTACTACTAGCCTCTGATGCTTTTTGGGTAGCTGTCTGAGCTGCACTACTGGCTGCCTCTGCGCTTCCAGCTGCCTCCTCTGCACTGGTGCTGGCTGCACTTTGGGCTGCGGTCGCTGTCTGTGCCGCACTACTGGCTGTTTCTGCGCTTCCGGATGCCGCCTCTGCACTGTCACTGGCTGCATTCTGTGCTGTGGTCGCTGTCTGTGCCGCACTACTGGCTGTTCCAGCACTTCCGGATGCTGCCTTTGCACTGGCACTGGCTGCACTGGCAGCTTCTGTTGCTGTCTGTGCTGCGCTACCAGCTGTTCCAGCACTTCCGGCCGCTGCCTTTGCACTGGCACTGGCTGCACTCTGCGCTGCGGTCGCTGTCTTAGCCGCTTCTACCGCAGCTTCACCCTGCTTCTGCCACTCTGCTTCATTTTTCAGCCTGGCTGATTCATTTTCCTGGCGGATCTTTTCTGCTTCCACCCTGCTGCTTTCCGCAGCATCCATTGATTCAGTCTTCTGGTCAATCCGTTTTTCCAGTTTTTCCAGTTCAGAAAGCGCCGTTTGTGCACCATCTGGCGTGTTTATAGTCTTTCCAACATACAAAAACCCCTGATTCGTTGCCCACTTTATGGTTCCAAAATCATCAGATCCACGAAGAGCGATCCATACCGTGCCTATCTGCTGTACACTTGCAGCACTCACGGTCCATGTCAATATCACATGCTCATCTGTTATTTCTTTTTCAAGTACATCAGTATCCTTAGTTTCCTTTCCGTATCTCAGATCAATACGAAAATCCAGGTTAGATATGTCAATACCGCCTACAGTGAGGCGGTTGATCTTAAACTGTCTGGTTTCTGAATTGTTATCGAACTGTGTCCCTATCTGTCTTTCTGCTACCGGGATCACCAATTCTCTTCCCCGTACAGTTATCATATCTTCCGCCCCCTTTCAGTTACTCCTTGTATCTTGCGCTTTCTTCAATCTCAATCGCATATTCACGCTGAGCTTCTGCATTTTCCAGAACCTCTACAACAGATTCCGGAAGTTCTGTTGGTACTCCACGCTTAATCAGATAAGACTTTCCGTTTACTGCAACAAAAACATCTGCACGATCCTTATCTGCACTTCCCAACGGGATCTTGAATCTGATCAGCTTCTCTCCCTTTTTCTGTGGCTCTGCATCCTGCTTTACTACTGCATCCTCTACCGCAGCCTGTTCTACTACTGCATCCTCTACCTTTGCAGTTCTTCCCATGTTTTTAAACCTCCTTAGTTCGCTTCTCCATCGCTAAATGTAGATGCTGTCTCAATACGGATCATATAAGCCTCTGTTAAGATTTCAGTTACTTTGAGCGCCTTCCAGCCCACAGTAGCTCTCTGATCCAGCGGATCACCTGTTCCGGCACTTCCCAGCTGTTTAATAATGGTCTTTAAACCACCACCTTCAATCTTGGTAGTCGCATATGCATTTGCACCAAAGATTAAAGTTCCATACACATCAATCTTTGTAGTGTCAGATGTGCTTTTTGCAGCTCCAGCCTTAGCCCAAATTTTAGCTTCAGTGGTTTCAACAAATCTAGCGCCCTCAATCTCTCCAATCTCCCCGTTATAAATTCTTTCTGGATTTTTGTACTTAACCGCATCGATCCAGCGCGCATCTTCTGTAAGATCGTAGGAGCAGTCTGGATGTACGATTCCGTAGTAATATCCGTTAATTTTCTTTGCGTTCTGCTTTTTGAGGAATCGAACTGCCTTTTTAACAGCCTTAACTGTCAGTTTCATTTCAGGAGTTAAAGCCGCTCTGGAGGTAACCTGCCCCTCTGCATACTGCACATTAGTTCCAGCTGCCAGTACTTCTCTCGAAATTGTATCCAGGGTTCTGCCTGCCTGAGATCCAATTAAGGTGGTTGCTTCAACAATGTTATTATCGATCGCTGTTAAGATCAGTAAATCTGACAGCTCAATGAAATCACCATACTGCTTTACCGTTGCCTCGATCTTGGTAACGTTCATCTCTTTACCGGTCGGTGTTACGCCTTCGGTCAATGGTGTCATTGCTTTCGGCAGCTGATCATACTTACGGAACTCAATGGTCTTACCACCATTTTTTGGAATGTTTCTTGTCTGTGCCCACTGATCATGCACAAGTTCCGGTTCTGCATTCTCGATCAGATTGCGATCATAAAATGTCTTCATTTCTACAGACATACCCGATGCTGTAGTTGTATTCGCCGGTGCGTCAAATAATCTAAGATTCATGTAAATAATAGTCTTTTTCATGCTTTTTCCTTTCTACATCGTAATGGTCTCCCCTCTGGCTGCGCGCTCCATGACTTTGCGGAACTCTTCATGTGATAAATCCCATGCACTCACTTTCGTTCCATTTGCGCTACCGGCACCCACACCATTTTCGGACGGTCTGCCATTGCCAGATCGGATTGAATCCGCAACTTTTTTCTTCGTATCTCTCTCTGTCTGGGCCATTAACCCTTGTGTAATCTCGTTAAAATGAACTGCTTTATAGGCGTTTTCGACTTCCACTCCGGCACCCAACAGCCTGGTAAAAGTCTCATTCTCACATTCTTTTGCCATATCAAATTCTGGGAAATGCTGCTTACAAAGCTCAGCCTCTCGGTCCCATCTGGCATAGATATCATCCCTCTGCCTAATCTGCTGCGCTCTCTGGGCGCTTTCAACCAGCTGTCTATTCTGAGCCTCTGTCTTTCTCATTCTTTTCAGCTGTTCAACAGTCATGTTTTCTTTAAGAGCCTGCTCTTCCCAGAAAGATTCATCATTGTCGATGGCTTCCATGATCTTTGCTACATTTCCGTCTTCGATTCCGTATCTTTCAGACAGCAATGACATCAAAGGCGTATATGAATCAAGCTGTTCATGCAGCCGTTGCTCATCCTTAAATCTTCGGTCGATATGGCTTTTTACGTCTTTACCATACAGATCACGATACTTTTCCTTGAATTTTTCATAACCTGCCTGCCGCTCTTCCGGTGTTTCTTCCAGTTCCTGGCCTTCCTCTGCCCCAGCGCTTCCAGTGGTGTTCTGGACATTTTCTCCCGTTTGGTCTGCTGCTGGTGCTGCCGCACCGGCTCCACCGCCTTCACCTTCAAAAAGTCTTAAGTTCATTTCGATGATTCTCTTCATTTTGCTCCTCTCAGCAGTCTTTCCTGCGTGTCCAAAATTCAGCGGTCTTTCCCGCGCGTTCTGTTTTCATGGTATCACATTCATTTTTTCTTCTCTACCACCCCAGATTTTGCGTTCATATGGACAAATTCCGGGTAAGATTTGCTTAATGTTTCATACCCTCTCTGTATGGTATAAACCATCGCGTTCAAACGCTTCTGTGCTTTCTTCTTGACCAATACACGAATGTCTATCAATCCCTCTTTGATCTGCAAGTCCTGTATCACTACTGCTTTCTCTTCTCCCAGGTCGATCATACACTGCGCTGCCGTCTGTCCAATGGCAGATACTGCAGCACAAACAATATCATGTCCTTCCGGAAGTCCCATAGCGCATCCGTATCCGGCATGACCTTCCACCTTCAAACGGAAGTATCCTGGCACGTTTTCAAATGTAATCTCTGTCACTGGTTTACCTCCGTTGCTGTAGCTGCCTTTTCCCTGGCCTTTCCTGCCTGGCTGGTATCTGTATTCACTGCCTGTCCTAAAGAATTTGTCTTTATGCTATTTCCCTGGTTTACATTCACATCTGTCATAGCCATCTGGTTGTTTCCAATCAATCCATTAACAGCCTGGATCAGATCCGGTCTATTTGTCATTTCAGCAACCATCGGTGCAAGCTGCGCTAATATCTGCTGCAACTGCTGGATCTCCTGATACATGGTGCCATTCTCTGATATCTTTTTAATCACTTCTTCTCTACGATCAAAATCCATCATAGATACTACCGCAAGGGCCTGATCCGCAAGCTGAGGATTAAACAGTCCCATACCAAAGAGTTCTTTTGCCAGTTCGTTGTTTGCGATCCTGCTATACGGGCTTGCCTTCTGTGCTGATATTTTGACATCAAACACTGGTCTTCTGGTCAATATTTCCCCGTCCATCATTGTTGCTGTCTGTTCCTGTAATTCGCTCTTATCCATCATCACATACTGTGCATCACCATTCGACTGAGTGATCCGATAGCAACGAGGCAGATCATAAAACTGCCTGATAAGCTCAATAATCAGTGTCACAACCTCTGCATGTGCGGTGTAGCTAGTTTTGATCATATCCCGGCTCAGTTTACTTCCTGCTTCCTGCAATGCTGCGATAGCTGAAGCCGCAGTTACTCCCGATGCTGTGGATCCCTGAGAAAAATCCCGGTTTCCGCTTGTTTCTTTCAGCTCATCCACTTTGAGTGTTCGCATGTTGATAACATATTCCGGTAGCTGTGGCGGCTGGATCTGCTTAATTTTGGTTTCGTCCATTGTTCCAGATACTTCCACCAAATCTTTGCTTAAATCAGCAAAATCCTCTGCATTTACATTTGATCCTGACGATACAAAATATCTCGGTTTGCTCAAATTTGCAGACTTGAGTATCACCGAATCCAGCTTGTCTATATATTCCTGGGGATTTACCATTACATCCAGGTATCCAAACCCTGCTGGAGAACCTTTTTCCGGGAACATTACATCAAATACAAACGGATATTTCCCATGCTCATACCATCCATTAGTGCATGTTTCATCATCCTCAGATGCATACAACACAATTCCCGGAATAAATTTGCAGTAGTGCAGCACCGTCTTAACTCCGCCAGTTGCAAGCAGTATTCTTTTTTTGTAGTACCAGTCAATGACCTGCACCTTGTTGCTTGTATCGATGTTCTCATCATAGATATACTCTGACTTTATCAGTTCGCCTGTGCCTACTGTTTTATCTTCGAGTTCTGGATATGCTTCTTTTAGCTCATCCAGGTCCATAAGTTCTGTTGTAAACACATCCTTTGATCGCTGTATGTCCTTTATACCAGGCTCCCAGTAGATATTCATGATATCCTGGCATTTTACATCAACGTCTCCTAAGCCGTTTTCTTTTTCTTTGTTCCAAAAGACCCCGTAAATGGCTGTCCCAGTTTTGGGCTTATCCCAAGAGCAGTCATTGTATACTTGCTCAAAATTATTCTGATCCAGTATAACCGGCACCACCTGAGAAAGGATTTTTGCTGTATCCTCATCTGACTGTTCTCTGGGAAGAATAGCCGGGCATGGATAATTGTCCATAAAATCCGCATGTTTATTAATCAGGCTGTTAAAAAGCCATGCGCTCACTGGCTGGGGATCATTTGCGTTGCGAAATTCACTGTTAAAGCGCTGCCAGTGGTTATTCTTCCACCATTCCTCTGCACCTACAATTCTTGTTTCTAATGCTGCTTTTCCCTCTTTATACTTCTGCAACCTGGCATAAGCATCATCTACTTCTTTTTTACCAATTTTCTTTTTTACAAGTTCTTCGTCCATTTTCGCTCCTAAATCCTAATGATTTTATATGCTTTTTCACGTTCTGCCTTATACAGATCCAAAGGATCATCCAGCGGCGGTTTTTTCTTTACATTCGCACGCTTTGCGATCTGGTACTGCATCAGGAAATATCTGCACTCATCATAAATATGATCTTCCTGTGTAGTGTCAATATCTTCTACGTTCTTTGCATCATATACCAGCTGTGGGATTGTCCTTATAAATCCCTTACATGTGTTAAAAACGTAAAATAACGGATGTCCATCTGCATTAAATGCCAGTCTGTAATGATATTGCATTTTCCCGGCAATTCGATGATTATCGCCTGGGCTCCAGTACACTCCATTTCGGGCCATGATGTCCGCTATAGAATCGCCTCTGCTCACATCAAAGATTGATGGATCTGCTATGCCTGCTATTTTTCTTCCCTTAAGGTTTGGATCAGTCTCTTCTACTTCCCGGATCATCCGCGCCTGCTCTGCGGGATCCACTTCCAGTCCTACATTTGCCTGTCCCTCTTTGCAACCATACAGCTCACGGATCCGATACACACATCCGCTATAATCGACAGCATACCAGCCAACTGAGAACGGTTTAGCATATCCAAAGTCGTAGCTTCTTCCGATCAGCCATCCTTCCGGTATCTTAAACGGCTCAATAACATGGGTCCATTCTCGGCTTTCATAATTTGACGGGTCATTTTTCCATTCTGAGAATACCTGTCCACTGAACGAATCCCAATCACCATACAAAAGCGCATTTCTTTCTGCTTCTGGCAGCATAGCCAGTGATGCGATATACTCCGGGTTGTTGTCCAGCAAAGCCTTATTATCAAACACAGAGCTAGGGATAAATATCCTGTCTCTGGTACGCTTTATCACCTCACCGGATGGTTTGGTGATATTCACTTCCTGCACAATCTTAGTCTCCGGCTTTGCTATGCTCACAAATCGTGCTTTTACCCACGGATGTCCTGGGCCGCCTGGGTTCGCCGTACTCCTGATGTATGTTCTCAATCCAGGTGCTGATGATCTAACGCGGGAAAAGAGATACATATACTCTTCTTCCGCAAAATGCGTTAACTCATCGAATCCTACAAAATCAAAATGTCTGCCCTGGTATTTAAGCTTGTCCTTTGTGTGCTGCATTTGCCCGAAGTAGATCATTGCACCAGATGGAAACCTCCAGGCATGCTTACTTTCGTTGTATTTCGCTCTCGGGAACGCTGAACCGTAAAGCTCATGGCTGCGGCTTATGATATCTTCCAGCTCAGGGTAAGTCTTTCGGAAAATGATTGCGCGATACTTGGGTATTTGGACTTGTCTCAATGCCTCTGCCACTAAATAATCACTCTTTCCACCGCCAGCAGCTCCACCATATAAAGCCTCAAATTCTGGACGTGACATCATAATTTCCTGTCGTGGCTGCGGTGCCCATACAATTCTTGGGTTACTCATCCTTTTTTACTTCCTTGCTGATCTGCTCCACCTGGGTTGGCGTCAAAACAATAACACCAGTTCCCTCATCATCTGCCATAGCCTCTGCAACTTTTTCTTTCCAGATATCCGGTTTACGGTTCTTCAGCCAGAATATGATTGCTTTTATATCCGGTTCAAAATAGTGGACCTCTTCCGCCGTCTTTAATTCTTCAAACTCTTTTATCTTTCTTCCTGTTGCTTCGTCATATTCTACAGTCTTAACTTTAAAAGCCTTTTGCTCCCTTGCATAAAAGCCAATGGCCTTTTTGTACAAACTGTTCTCGATCAGACGATCCGCAAAGTCTTTCCCGGTTGCCAGCGCCGCATTAATTGGTGCATATTTCTTTTTCCATTCCGCCAGCGTGGATCTGCTTATCCCTATCTGCTTTGCTATTTCTTCATCTGTCATTCCGGCTCTTGCCCAAGCTGACAGAACCGCCTGATGCTCTTCACTTTCTGCCCATTCCCGCCATTTCTGGCGGCCTGCTGCTTTTCGCTTCTTTTCCGCCATATCACCACCTCATAGCATCAATTTTATATTTTTTCCTGTCCCTTCTCTACCACCCCACCTTTGTCCGGTTTTTCCCACGCAAAAAAGCCCTATATCAGGGCTTCTCTACTAACTTACCGCGCGCGCATGTATGCGCACATCAGCATGTCCGATTGTGTTTACTCATAAAATTTCTCAAAATATCCTTCTTCCACCATATCAACAGATCCATCTGCTACCATACGGCATTTATATTTTCCCGCTCTTGCTTTTTCAATCTCTTCAGCGCTCACATGGATCACTGGGCCTTCTCTTCTTGCCAGAGCTGACACCCAAACCATGGCTCCTTTTGCAATCAGATCTGCCTCCATAAATCTTTTTCTGTCCCTCTCTGCCTGGCGTTTTGCCTCTGCCTCTCTCCGTTCTGCAATCTTCACTCTCTCCATTAAGCTCATTTTCTTTTTCATTTCTTCTCATCCTCCATTTGTGTTTTATAGATTCCCTTAAAGTAAGGGCATGTCTCATACATATCTTCGCAAAATATCCCGGCAAAGTTGCTTTTTTCTTCATGGCACGTAAAAACGATCTGGTTTTTGATCTCAAACCCCAGATTGCAGCATATGTTCTGGCAGGTTATTGTTGCCTGCTTTTTTGTGTCACTTGCCATAGTCTCATAGTAAGGGCATCTTACCCGTACACTATAATTCAACTTGCAACGCCCCCTTTCTTCTCTTTCCCCCTTTCTGCATATCTTCACAGGATCCATGCTTGATCATCCGGGCATAGATGTAAAACATCGCCAGATCCGGATTGTATTTAACCTCTGCATCGAGGAACTTATATCCTGGATAGGCTTTTTCCATTTCCTGTCGCATGGGATCATCATTTTTTACCATCCGGTTCACTTTCCCTCTGCGGAACTTTCCGTAACTTCTGGTCGGTTCCGGTGGCTTTTTCAGGTTCTTGGAGGCACACCATCTTTTTGTACCTCGGGGATTATTCGTAATGTATGTTGCCAATCCTGTAATCAAAAAATCCTCATCTGGCTTAATTCTCCGAGTATTTTTTCGGTCACACTTTTTCCACATATCTTCCAGCTCATCACGATCCACACCCTCTCCTGTCATAAGGATGTGGAAATGTGGACGGACTTTTCCATCGAATGCCAGGATGTATATGTATTTAATATTTTTCTGGCCATTCTTTTTTCTGCGGTAGTTTATCCTCGTAATAAAATTTCTTATGTCCTTGATAGCAGCTTTGGCATCCCCCGGCATGTACTCATCATTCCAACCAAATGTTGCCCAGATATCATCTACTCCAAAATTGATGCAGGCCAGTCTGATGCAATACCGTCTGGAATTCCTATCATTCAGATTTTTCTGTGACGGTTTGGTCTCTCTTTTTTTCAGAGTTGCCGGCATATCTCCCCTTCTCAGGAAAGATGGATACACCTGTGACTCTAGCAACTCATCACCACTCACCAGATTTTTAGATCTATTCGTCGTTGTCCTATAAAGGCAGCTCACCCGCTGCTCAGAAATCAGCTTTTCAATCTCCCATTCTTTTAACTTATCTGCCTGTTGATTAAATGCTGATTCGTAATCATAGTTATCGTAGTGCTTCATGCTGCTCCTCTTTAGTTCCTAAATATTTACGAGATTTCTTCCGTTTGTTAATACCCATTACAAGGACGGCAAAGAGGATTTCCCCCTGACCTTTTTTATGGGGCCCGTTACAGGCCCCAATCCTTTTTCTATTAAACTGCCCTTTTTCTAATCATCCTCAACGTGTCCGGTGTTGATTGAGCATAGTACATACTCGTTACTTTAGAATCCGCGTGACCCAGGACTTCCTGGATCGTTCCTATATCTACGCCTCTGTTTTTCAACTCCATTCCCAGTGTCTTCCTCATCTTGTGAGGATAACACCGGTTTGTCACACCTGCGTGTTCCGCAATTTCTTTCATGATTGTCCGTACCGAAGATGTCCCTATTGGCTTATAAGGCTTGCTCTTTGATACGAACATATGTTCATTGTTGTCTGTCCTAGAGTTCCAATATTTTTTGTAATGGTATAAAGCATCTGGATCCAGATATATGGTCCGATACCGGTTACTTTTTTCACCTAGAATCAAAATATCCCCTGTTTCCCAGTTGATCTGGTCAACAGTTATCTCAACAATTTCTCCTACGCGTGCCCCGGTACTGCGCAGTACTTCAATTAAGGCTCGTTCCCGTAAGGTCCAGCAACTGTCTCTTAAACGTGCCATTTCTTCCGGTGTAAAAAAATCTATAGGCTTTCTCTGCACCTTTAATGGCTCGATTGCTTCAACTGGATTTACAGTTATAAGCTTTTCTTTCCGCATCCAGGAAAAGAAAGCGGACAAATACCTTCTTTCGCTATTCAAAGTTGAGTTCTGATTTTTTCGTCCGGTTACTGGTACATTCCGGTTCTCATACCAATTGAGATAGTAAAATATATCATGCTCATCCATCTGCACCAATGGCTTGTCCAACACCGTGATCAGGCGTTTGATTGATGCCATATAACCATATTTAGTCCCTTCACGAAGCTTTTTCTTCTTATATAAAAAGAGTTTTATTATGTACTCATTCTGTTGATCCACACTATCCTTAATCTCTGCCGGTAGCGTATTGATTCTTTCCATAACCACATCTATCGTCTTGTCAACTATCACGCGCTCCAGAATTTGGATTAAATCAGCAGCAATATATGCTGACATGGCAACGATTACATCATTAATAACCTGTGTTTTAACATTCTCATTTGTCATAGATATCCTCCTTTTCCTTGCTTAAGAAGGGTATATATGATATACTTATCTTAAGCAGAACGGCGGATCATGGTACCTTGGGCGGTTAATGATCTGCCTGTTTTTTTGTTACTGTGTTCTGTTTCCATCGGCTTTTCTCCTTTCTTCTCTAAACCATTTGCCATCACCTTTAAGCATCCTGGTCCTTGTTTCATCCCAATCTGCACAAAGCTGTGCACTGTATTTATTTAGAGCTACTTCACATTCAATTTCAAAGTGTTTCAATCTATATCTTCTTTTTATCAGACTATTTAAACGAGCTGCTACCGAGATGTTTTGGCTGCTCACTTGCAGCATTTCTCGCAACTGTTTGCTCGTATACATTCCGCAGTACGTATTTCTGTCGTACAATTCATATAAATTAACTTTATTCATTTTTTCTTCCTATCTTGGTATCTTTCCAGTTTTTTCACATAATGCCAGGTAATTATCCACCGCTAAACGAAATTTTTCCCGCAAATCGCGTATATTGGAGGAATGAAAACTTACCAAATCAGAGCAGTTAGAAAGAGTTCCCACATATATCATTTCTTTGGAATCATATTCGATTTTTGCTTCATAACCTTTGTATGTCATAAAATCTCTCCACTAAATTTCAGTTTTACTGCATAACGTTATTAATTTTATGCAACTTTATCCTCTGCCTCCAGGAAGGCTGCAACAGCCTTTTTTATCAGCCACGCTATGGTTCTTTCATTCTTCTGGCAGTAAGCCACTACTTGCCGGAGCTGCACAGGATCCATGCTCACGCTCTGTCTGACGGCTTTATCTTCTGCTTTCTTCTTCGGTCTTGCCATATCACTACCTCCCTTTCCGTATGCTTATTAAATTTTGGGTTATTTCAGTTTTCCATATCAAACTCTTCGCAAATTTCCTCGTAATACCTTTTTTCATCCGCAAAATGATCGTACACCATTTCCTCTACCATCATTTTGGCATCATGCTCACACATTTCCTTGCCGGTCAGCAAGTCCCAGTCTGTATCGAACACATTCGATATTGTAAGCCAATTTCCCTCTGAATCTCTAAACAACTCCACTATGACTTTGGGATCATCTCCATGATGCCCGAACACAAGCGTGTGAACCACTGCGCCGGATGGTTCTTTGTTCTCTACCCACTTTTTCATAGTATCCTCCAAATCTTAATTTAACCTCATATTCCCATTCGCGAATTTATAACATTCTGTCAAATGTCTCAAATCTTCTTTATGAGCCTTTACCACGGGATGTTTATACGCTTCTTCCATCGTAATTCCATGATCTCTTGCAAACTGCATGGTAAATTTGCTATGTTCGCCGAGATACGGATTCTCTTCTATGTCTTTATCATATCTTCCCACTGCTATCATCCTCCAATCTTAATTTTTGTTTTTATGAGATTCAGATATCCGCCTTTTTACACACTTGGGGCATAAAAAAGCTCTCTTACTTTTAGCTTTAAATACAGTTCCGCAGTCTTCGCAGATCGTGTTATATACCTTTTCCATCCTATCTCCTATCTGAAGGTTTTTCCTTCAAGAGCTTCGATATCTCTTCTTTCTGGATATCTGTTAAAAAGCCAATCATATGCGCACATATGGTGATCCTTGCTTTCGGATCAGAGAACATATCTTTTACATGCTTTTCAATCATGCAGTCAAGCACGGCTATAGCCTCATCCATCTCTAAATGTTCACCTTCCCAAGTGGCATTAAGAATTAAGCCTCCTTTTCCATCGGCAATTGTAAGCCCCAGTGCTGTCTTTCCTTTCAATACTGCTGTTTCTTTTTCAGCTTCCATCGTTACTGTAACCATTCTTCCTCCTGATATCTCGTGACTATCTTTTGAAACATGGTAGAAAATCACGAGATAATAGCTTAACCTATTCTTTCAAACCGAAATTTTACATATCAAAAATGCTCATCTGGCCCTTACAGTTTCCACCGATTGTGGTCGGGTCCCAACCGACACCGATATAATCCAGGACTTTCGCCCAACCGTATTCTTTTCCTTCTGCATCTTTACAAAGATGAAACATTAGATAGTCCCATTCCTTTGGATTGCTCTTATACAGCATGTCAAACCGGTGTGGCCGCTTTTCCATGTGGATTCCAAACCCGCACATGCTGCAACCGGTCCGCTGAGCTTTTGTGGTATAGAGGGTACCATCCGGCTGTCGTTCTATGGTTCCGTAAATTTCCGGAATAATACTGTCTGGCATTACAAAACATTCAGCAATCTTTCCAACTGTTAATAACTTCTGACGGTATTTTTCTTTCAGACCGTCCTTCCAGAGCTTGTCCATCTCTAATGCCAACGTCAAAATGTCCTGCCGGCCGAAGATTGCAAATGGTGCTGACCTGATCGTAGACGCTCCAAAATAATTGCAACCATTCATTCTCAGACTTTTTGCCCTACGACCACCCTCTGATGCCATAAGTCCCAGATAAGGTACGCTGTTATGTTCTTTTCCCCAGTCATCACAATTTTTTTCTTTGAGGTAATAACAACACTTGGAAGATACCAAAAAGTCCGGTTTCCGGAAGTCGCAGCCCTCTGTTTCATTTTCATAACCGCCAAACAGCTCTAACCAGCGCTGTTTTAATTGCATCTTTGAATTTTTCTGCCAGCCTCCATAAGCTCCCGTCTCACCAGTGATAATCGCATGGCGAACCGTTTTATTCTTTTCAGACGGATTCTGCAACAGTTCTATTTTGGCAGCAACTTCTTTCGATATGACCGGAAAGCCAAACTCCTGTATTACTTTTGCTTTTGTCCAGAAGCTACCATCTTTCCGCTTTAACGGCGGAACATTGATAATCCCAAGTGCTTTATGTACTCTCTGAATAGATTTATCTTCCAGAGATGATGCACTAACTCCCGGTGCATCAATACCGCAAATCTCATGCAAAAACAAATACAGTACAATGCTATCCAGTCCGCCAACTGATACGTGATAATTGAGTTCCCGCCCATCACATTCCCTGGCGAATTCCTCTGCACGGATCCTTGCATATCGCCTTTTAAATTCATACGGCTCTTTTTCTTTTGCGATAAAATAAGCAATCTTATTTTTCGTTCCTAACCGCTGCATCCGTTCCTGTACTGATTCCATTTCTTTCCTTCCTCACGCACTCTCTATGCATGTACAATACAGTCCCTCTCTTTGTCCTGATCCACTCTGCATCTCCATTGATCACCTTCTGGCAGATGCAGCAGACCGGGACAGATACTTTCTTTGGGTCATTCATCGGGTCTCCTCCGCAATCATTTGTTTAAGTTTCTTTTCAAGCGCCTCATTTTTAGCAATACGGCTTTTCACTGTTTCTGCTGCATCAAGACCATGCAGCTTACATATTTCAAGATCTTGATGTTGATGGCGCGTATCATCCTGCACAATGCAGAGTAATAGCACCAATTCTTCCTCTGACATTATCTCTCTCTTGTCTTTTGCCAGCTGTTTAATTACTGCCAGCATTGAATCATAGCAAAAGCAAATGGCATCCTCTGCTATGCTGTCTCCGCCATAGTTCTCAAGCGTTGACTGCATATTTTCTCTCAAAGCCTGTTCCAGCTCTGTTTTTTTCAAATACATTTTGTCTCCTTTATCTTTTTCCATATTCCCGGATCAACTGCGCTGCTTTCTTCTGGCCTTTTTCTTCCAGGAAGCTAATTACATAATCAATATCACACATCTGCCCTCGCTTTTTCTGGTTCAGTCCGATAACCTCATCGATGCTGTCCCAATCAAATTCAATACCATATTTCTGCTTTAAAACTTCCGCATAGTCCCTGGCTGTTTCATACTGGCAACCAAACGGGTCTATTGCATCCATCATGTTGCACAGATTAATAAAAGCATCTTTCCACCTCAGCAGCCTGTCCTTTCCAAAGTGGAACTCCTGATTCAGCGAAAACATCACCGTTGGGGTAAATGTCGCTAATATTCTGTGTGCCAAGACCTGGCTTATCTCATTCGCCTTTTTTGCCGATACTTCCAGCGGAATGAACTGGGCATTTCTAACCCTGATCTCCTTCTTTAATTCTTCTATCCCGCCCCTTTCTACTATTTCCAGGGCATATTTGAGGCCGTCCATCCTAGCCTGATATGTTTTATCTCTTTTTATATTCATTTGTATTTCCTTCCTCTTGTTTTAATATCCATGTTGTACATGGTCCCTCCTTTCGGGCCGGGTAAAGGAGGTTTGATAGGTTCCCGGCCCTTTCGGTCAGTAGTATACTGGGTATAATAGATTGGGTAGTGACATATTCTGCTGACCACAAGTTTCTATATGTATCAGTCCTTTTTAGGACGAGATACCAACTGTTTCCCTCTACGGGTTGGATCCGGACACAGTGCCGTTCCAGCGTATGCCGGTCTTCTGAAGCTTTCACCCATCGGTGATGGGTGCTTTTCCATGTCGATCAATTCCGCTTCTTTTCTTTTTCTGCCTTTTTCTCTATATTCTGCTCTAACCTTATGATCTTCCATATAGTCTCCTACAGGTAGCTGATCCCGTATCTGCTACGGAACGCTTCCCTGGCTTCTTTTTCTGTTTTTCCGCCTGCAACCGCACGTTTCTCCCAGGCAAGTTGTCCCATCATCTTGGACATCATCTCTGCCATTGGATTTCCATGGATCCGCGTAAGCACATCTCCTATGTTATGGCAGTTATTGCAGCACGGGATTTTCAGTCCGTCTTCCTCTGCCTTTTTTCGGTTCGGGCCTCCGATCAGATGATGTTTAGCCTCAACTGGTCTGCCGCAAAACAGGCAATACTCGTTATATTCTGTTATTATTCCTTTTTTCATTAGATTTCACTTGCACATCCAGCTCTTTGGATGGTATAATCTCCTTGCATGATTTTTGATATTGAGTAAAGCCCCGGTTCTCCAATCCCATACCAGGGCTTTATTCTTTTTTATCTGGTTTCAAAAACAACCGGTACTGTCCACCATGTTCCTGAATGGTCGGTACTATCTTTACCTTTTCTTGTGCTCTTCTGCAATCATCGCAGATACTTCCTTCTCCCGGATCCAGAAAGCAGCCACATTTGCGGCATTTATTCCACTTCCTCATCGGCTCGCCTGCCAAATGTTACATAATATGGAAAAAAATGTGATTGCCTCCAGAATCCAACAACGATATTTCCAATCCTCACATGCTTCCTTGGCTCCGTGAAACAGCCGTCTGTAATAATCTGTATCCATTTTTTATGCTCCCTTCTTTTCTTTCTCTCGATTCCGAATATTTTCCCACGCTCTTAAGATCACTTCATAAGCTGGATGTCCTTCCGGCAGTTTTATAGAAGACATATCCTCTATAATTTTTCCTGTCCGGGCAGAAATGTTGATAACTTTCATATCTCTCCTTCCTATGCTGTTTTCACCTCTTCCTTATCCAGGCGCTCTTTTGCTGCCAGGATATCTACAGAAGCTTTCATTATGGTCAGGCTATTGCTGTCCATTTTACTGAGCTTCTCCACCATTTCTACGATCATCTGGTTTTTCTTTTCTTCCATGCTCATGTACTCCTTTCTTTCGTTATTTTGTTGCTATGCCACTATTATATGTGGCTATGCGACTTTTGTCAATATATTTTTGTGGCATTGCTACTTTTTGTTGACAATGCCACATTTTTGATATATATTGAAATCATGAAAGGGGTGATCATCTTGAACAAAAGATTTAAATCTTTACGTCAGACGTTAGATTTAACTCAGCAGGAATTTGCTGATAAATTAGGTATTGTGCGAAACAACGTTGCATGTTACGAAACTGGTAAGCGTTCTCCTAGTGATGCCGTTGTTTCTTTAGTATGCAAAACTTTCAATGTTAATGAAAACTGGCTCCGAACCGGTGTTGGACCTATGTTTCTGGATCTTCCGGAAGAAGATGAAACTGCAGCTATTGTCGCAACTCTATTAGATCCAGATAAAGAACCATTTTTCAACGTTATTGTTGAAATAATGAAAAGCTACCAGTCACTAAGTCCAAATTCAAAGCAGGCAATTAATGAGCTTGCTGATAATATTTTGAAGAATTTAAACAAAAAAAGAGAGGGCTAACGCCCTCTTCTCTCCAGATACCTTTTTACCAGTGTAAACAGCTGTTTTAGAAATAAGGTATCCAACTGATCCATATAGCTTATATTCCGGATCAAAAATTGCTTCACATGATTGACATTAACATTATTATTCATATGTACCTTCCTTTCTCTACAGTAGTTTGTCTGTTAAAGCAATTATATCTTAGAAAGCAAGGTTTGTGTGGGTTTATGACGATTTGTCCACTATGGTGGACAATAGGTAAACAGATCATATGGCGGTACGTTCAGTGCCTCTGCCAGACAACACAGTGTATACACTGTTGGGTGTTGCTTTCCATTTTCAATATTATTGATCTGTGATTTACTTATTCCAGATAACTCTGAAAGTTTTCTAATAGACAACTTTCTCTCCACTCGTAATACGTATAAATTATAGCTAATCGTGCCTGTCAATCAATTAATCCTTTCATTACATTTATAAAAGGAGTTTACATGAGTAAAATTGTAGAATTATTACAAGAACTGCTAGGTAGTGTTGGAAATCCTCTTGGGGAAGCAACTTACCTTTCCATTGGTCATTTGTTTTTAGGCTCTTTTCTTTTTGGTTATAATCCATATGGAATTAAGCCTTTTATATATGTGGTTATTTCCTTTCTTGTATTATTACACTTTTTTAGTGCCTATAACGATATTATAAACAAAAAAGATAAATAATAATCCAGTATAATATAGGTAAATGTTATGAGACATAAAAGATATCTAATGTTAATTTATTTCGTTTCCTGTATTTTATTATTTGTTCCATATAATGTATTTGGGCATCCCGGGCGAACAGATTCACATGGCGGTCATTATGATCACAATACTGGAACCTATCATTATCATCACGGTAAACCAGCCCACTTGCATCCTAATGGCATCTGTCCATATATGCCCACTCAATCCGAAGACGTAGTTTCATCTGAAACCTCTGCTCCACCGGCAGAATCTCTTTCTTACAAAGAAACCGCAAATTCTTCTCCCAGTAAAATTGAATGGACAAATAATAAAAATCAACTATTCGGATTTAAAATATTGGTATGTGTGCTTAGTATCCTCATTTTTCTTATTCTTTATTACTTATTTAAGATTAATAAAAAACATTCTTTGCAATTATCTGTAGTGTGCAAAGAAAAAGAGGACATTGAATCTGAGTACACTGCTTTAAAAAGCACTAACTGGGTTCAGAAGATTAATCAAATGGAATCCGAAA